CGTTGTCAGGGATGTGTCCTTTTAATTTGTATAAATTCAAAGGACACATCCCTGACAACGTAATTGCTCAAATTCCAGAAGTAATTACTAAATTTGGATTTAACACACCAGTAAAACTAGCCCATTTCTTAGCCCAGTGTGGTCATGAATCAGGCGGTTTTAAGGTAGTAAATGAAAATTTAAATTACGGCGCTAAAGGTTTATTAGGCATATTTAAAAAATATTTTCCTGATGAAGCTAAAGCAAAATTATATGAGCGCAAGCCAGAAAAAATTGCTAACTTAGTTTACGGAAATAGAATGGGTAATGGTCCTGAAGCATCAGGTGAAGGTTATAAGTTTCGTGGACGTGGATATATTCAATTAACTGGTAAAGCTAACTATACTGAATTTGATAAAGTAGTAGCTGAAAACATTGTTGAAAATCCTGATTTAGTAGCAACAAAATATCCATTATTGTCTGCTGCTTGGTTTTTTCATAAAAATTGTTTAGGTAAATGTAAAGATGCTACTGATGCTTCTGTAACAGCAGTTACAAAATGCGTTAATGGTGGAACTATTGGTTTACCTGATCGTTTAAAGCATTTCAAAGAATATCACACTTTATTAGCATAATTATGATACAAAAAGTTACCAATTGGTTTATATTTTATAAGGATCTATTTAGATACTGGTTATATGGAGCAGTAGTATTATTTGCTTTATATGGTTTTATCTTTATTGTATCACTTAAACCAAACATGCCGGCTCAAATTAAAGCCACAATTGATTCATTATCAGCTGTTAATAAGCAATTAATTGAACATCAAAAACAAATTGATAGTACAATTAAAGCTTATGAAACTGAAGTTGAACAAATCGATTTTCAAGTAAACAATATTAAAGAAAAAACTACTATTGTTAGATAATATTATCATGAAGTTTGTCAACAAGCTACTCAATATACTCCAACACAAGTTGATTCATTTTTTAAAGCTAGATACAACTACTAATGAAATACATTTTAATTATATTGGCCTTTTTACCTTTATTTAGTAATGCCCAAACACAAGACACTATTAAGCTTCCAACTTATGTAGCTAAACAAATCGTTAAGGATTTAATTAGCGGTGATAGTGCTAAAGCTGAATTAAAACTAGCTAATGAGCATATAGATTTAATGCACCAAAAAATAAATCTAAAAGACAGTATCATATCAGGACATGTTCAAAAAGGATTGATGTATGAAGACCGAATTAAAAATGAACAACTAAAATTTGACGCTCAACAAAAATGGGTTGATCAATTAAGAAAAGATAATAAGAAATTAAAAGCTAAACTAATATTCACTCGTATATTAGGTACAGCTATTGTTGGTGGTTTAGGCTACTTATATTTTACTAAATAAATTAAGCCTCTAATAAAGGCTTATGTCAAACACATATGAAACAAATTTTAATTATTGCTTTATTGGCGATTACGTCTTTAGGAGCAAATGCACAACCAAACCAATTTAGAGATTATGTTGATAATCAACAGAGATTTCAAATGGAAAGACCTAAGGTTGAAAAGAAAGATGGTAAAGTAATCATTACTATGTCTGAAGAACAATTTAGACGTATGCAACAAATGAAAATGAATCACAGACCAGGAATTCGTCCTGTATCTATGATACAACAGTCTTGTTGTGATAGATGTAAACATAACAGACGTCCAATTCGTCGCCATAAATAAGATCCTTGCAATCCCATGCACTGAGGCTTAACCGATAAGGTTAGGCCTCTTTTATATATTTATATATATGAGTGATCAACAACAGAATATTAAAGACATAATTAAACAGGAATATATTAAATGCGCTACAGATCCTGTTTATTTTATGAAAAAATATTACTGGATTCAACATCCACAACGTGGTAGAATCCAATTTAATTTATATTCATTTCAAGAAGGTGTATTGCATCAACTTAAAAAAAATAGATATAATATTGTAAATAAATCAAGACAGTTAGGTATATCTACACTTGTGTCTGCTTATTCATTATGGTTAATGTTATTTCAAAGAGACAAAAATGTTCTTTGTATAGCCACTAAACAAGAAACAGCCAAAAACATGGTCACCAAAGTAAAATTCGCTTATGATAATTTACCTAGCTGGCTTAGAATAGTAGCTGTAGAAAATAATAAATTAAGTTTAAAACTAAGTAATGGATCCCAGATTAAAGCTATTGGTGCTACTGGTGACGCAGGTAGATCTGAAGCAGTATCATTACTGTTACTAGATGAAGCCGCGTTTATTGAAGGTATAGATGAGATATTTGCCTCCGCACAACAAACCTTAGCCACTGGTGGTCAATGTATAGCCATATCTACACCTTATGGTACTGGTAACTGGTTCCATAGAACATTTATTGGTGGTGAAGAAGGTAATAATGGATTTGTATCTATAAAATTACCTTGGAATGTACACCCAGAACGAACTCAAAAATGGAGAGATGAACAAGACGCTATTTTAGGAGTTAGAAATGCGGCTCAAGAATGTGATTGTGACTTTACTACTTCAGGAGATACAGTTGTTGAACCTGATATTTTAAATTTCTATATTCAAACATATCAAACTGATCCTATAGCTAAAGGTGGATTTGATGGTAATTTATGGCGTTGGGAATTTCCAGATTATACAAAACAATATATTGTTGTAGCTGACGTAGCTAGAGGTGATGGTAAAGACTACTCTGCTTGTCATGTTATTGATATTGAAAGTGCTAAACAAGTAGAAGAATATAAAGGACAAGTTGGTACTCGTGACTATGGACACATGCTTGTAGCTATAGCTACTGAATGGAACAACGCTTTATTAGTAGTTGAAAACGCTAACATAGGATGGGACACAATTCAAACTATTATAGAAAGAGGTTATCAAAATATGTATTACTCTTCTAAATCAGATACAGCTAATATAACAATGGATAATTTCTTAAATAGAAATAATAATAATTTGGTTCCTGGTTTTACCAATTCACTCAAAACTAGACCTCTTGTAGTTGCCAAATTAGAAGCTTATATGAGAGACAGAGCCTGCGTTATTCAATCACGCAGAACATTGGAAGAGTTAAGAACATTTGTTTGGAAGAATGGCAAAGCACAATCCAATGATGGTTACAATGATGACCTTGTGATGTCTTTTGGTATTGGGATGTTCTTACGTGACACAGCTTTAAAATTCTCTCAAACAGGTATGGACTTAACACGCGCTTCGCTTGGAGGCATAGGAAAAGTTTCATATACTACCGGGCCAGGTGGTTTTTATTCACCCCACTCACCACAACAACAAAATCCATGGCAAATGGATAATGGAAGAGGACAGATGGAGGATATTAGCTGGTTGGTTTAAATAAATATTTATAACATATACTAAGATATTATGGGATTATTTGACAATCTAAAACGATTATTTTCCTCAGACGTTGTAATTCGTAATGTAGGCGGTGATGAGTTGAGAGTAATTGATACAGATCGAATACAGTCATTAGGTGTTTTACAAACTAATGCACTTGTAGATCGATTCACTAAAATTTACACAACATCTGGCGCAGGTATTTACAATGTAAACAATGTTTACAACTACCAAACACTAAGAGTACAACTTTATACAGACTATGAATCAATGGATACTGACGCTATTGTAGCCTCAGCACTTGATATTATAGCTGATGAATGTACTTTAAAGAACGAACATGGTGAAATGCTTCATATCCGCTCAGCAGATGAAAATATTCAAAAGATATTATACAATCTATTCTATGATGTTTTAAATATTGAATTTAATTTATGGAGTTGGTCTCGCAACATGTGCAAGTATGGTGACTTTTATCTTAAACTAGAAATAGCTGAAAAATTTGGTGTGTATAATGTAATACCATTCTCAGCTTACTCAATTATTAGAGAAGAAGGTACTAACCCAACAAATCCTACATATGTAAGATTTAAATATGACCCAACATCAGTATCTGGTATTACAACACCACAAACACAATATGCTTTAGGTACTTCTACATCAGATATTTACTTTGAAAACTATGAAATGGCTCACTTTAGATTAATAAGTGATGTTAACTATTTACCTTATGGTAGAAGTTACTTAGAGCCAGGTCGTAAGATTTTCAAACAAATGGTATTGATGGAAGATGCGATGCTAATCCATCGTATTGTTCGTGCTCCTGAAAAGCGTATTTTCTATATGAATGTAGGTGCTATTCCTCCAAATGAGGTGGAAGCATATATGCAAAAAACAGTACAAAAACTTAAGAAAGTACCTTATGTTGATCCACAAACTGGTCAATATAATTTAAAGTTCAATATGATGAACATGATGGAAGACTTTTACATCCCTGTAAGAGGTAATGACCAATCAACTCGTATTGATACAGCTAAAGGTTTAGAATATAATGGTATTGAAGACGTCGCTTACTTAAGAGATAAATTATTTGCTGCTCTTAAGATTCCTAAAGCGTTTATGGGTTATGAAAAAGATTTAACTGGTAAAGCCACATTAGCTGCTGAAGATATTAGATTTGCTCGTACAGTAGAACGTATTCAACGCATATTATTATCTGAATTAACTAAGATTGCCTTAGTACACTTATACAGTCAAGGATATGATGGTGAATCATTAACTAATTTTGACTTATCATTAACTACACCATCAATCATTTATGATCAAGAACGTGTTAATTTAATGAAGGAAAAAGTTGAATTAGCTGGTAGTATTATGGAGGCTAATTTATTACCAACTGAATGGATTTATGATAACTTATTCCACTTTAGTGAAGACCAGTATGATGAATACCGTGACTTAATCATTGAAGATAAGAAACGCAAGTTTAGATTAACTCAAATTGAAAGTGAAGGTAATGACCCAGATGAATCAGGCCAGGTATATGGTACACCATCTCAATTAGCTACTGCTTATGGTAAGGGTAGAGGCGATGGCGCTGTACCAACAGGATATAATGAGAAAAATCCAAACGAACCAGTACATTTAGTTGGTCGCCCTAAAGCTTCAGCCTCAAATATCAATCGTCAAGATAATCCATTTGGTAAAGATAGAATTGGTACTAAAACATATAGTGTAGCTGGTGAAGATCAAGAAGATACATTAGCTAAAACTCAATGGAAAGGTGGATCACCACTTGCTTTAGAAACATATCTTAAAAATAAAGGTATGTTTGATGGAATACCAGTAAATCGTCGCACAAATTTATTTGAAACTAATTTATTGGATGAAAATAACATCCGTGACGAAATTAAATAATATACATATTTATAGATAGTATCATTATACTAGAATTATGCGTATCAAACATAACAAATTTCGTAATACTGGTGTTTTATTTGAGCTATTAGTGCGCCAAATAGCATCAGATACGTTAGCTAATACTGATTCTAAGGCTGTGAGGATTGTAAAAAAATACTTTCATAACAGTGAAATTGCTAAAGAACATAAACTTTATCACACTATTTTAACAGCCCCACGTTTATCTGAAGGTAAAGCTGAGGTGTTAGTTAACACAACAGTTGATTTAGCTAAAAAATTAAATAAAGAGACATTACTTAAAGAAAAATATAACTTAATTAAAGAAGTTAAGAAACATTATAATCTTGAAAGTTTCTTTAAAGTTAAAGTTAATAACTATAAAACATTAGCCGCCGCTTATACATTATTTGAATCAGCTATGGAAAATAAGTTTGTTGAGCCTAAACAAATTGTGCTTAATAAGCTTACTATAATGGAACATATCACTAAGAAACAATTAGTTGAAAATAAAGAATCAGATGTTGAGCAAATATTAGCTAAGGAAGACAAGAATGTACGTATCTTAGCTTATAGAATGTTAATTGAGAAATTCAATAGTAAATATTCAACATTAAGTGAGCGTCAAAAATTAGTACTTAAAGAATTCATTAACAATATCTCTAATCCTGAACACCTTAAAAATTTTATCAACGAGAACCTTAATAAAGTTAAAACTGAGTTAACCACTTTAGTTAAACAAGTTGATGATAAGACAACTGAAATTAAGTTAAATGAAGTTATAACGTTGATTAAACCGATTTCAGCCAAGTCATCTGTTAAAGATGAACACTTAGTAGCATTACTTCAATATCAGCAATTAGCTGAAGAA